CCGCCATGGTGATCGTGCAGGGGTAGACCACCCCCACGGCGTCGATGATGTCCGACGTGACAGTCGTCGTCAGGAGGTTCGCGGGGCCGCCGGCCGCCGGGGTGTAGGTCACAGTCCCCGAGTAGGTCGTGCCGCGCTTGAAGGTCACAGTGTTGCTCATCTTCTTAACCTTGGGCGGGGGTTAAACCTCTACAGTAGCCCCGCTGGAGTCCCTGGTGTAGCCAGACCATGCGTCCATCCAGTCCTCCAGCTGCGGGCCATAGTAGGGGGAGCCAAGCCAGCTGGGAGGGCCGGAAGACACCAAGTAAGGGTAGTCCCCTTGATGGTTAATCGGGTACGGCATAGTGAACTGACCAAGGAGCTTTTGCTCGACTAGGAAGGTGTCGTCTTCCCAAGTAAGGGTCGCCACCTTGTAGCGCTGGCAGTTGTAGTTGTAAGGGTAGAGATCGCCGCCTGCAGCGTAGTTAATTAAAGTTGTGCCTGTTGGTGTTTCCACCTCAAGGCTATTAAAGGGAATTACGTTGCGGACAATGATTTGGTCGCTGGCTCCGTTGAAATACCTAGTCTTTACTTCTGCATCCGATCCGTCGGCCATGATAGCCAGGTACGGGACGATAGGGACGTCGATGTTGGCGCAGCCGATGATGTAGACGCCCCAGTTGTCAGAGCCGCCCTCGACGCTCGCCGGCTGGATTTGCACGTAACCCCCTAGGTCTACCAGTGGGCTGTCGATTACCTCAGTGAACGGGCCCGTTGTCTTTGCACCTGTTGGAAAAGCATAGAACTTCCTGACCTCACCTTGGGCGCTAGCATTTACAAAAGGGTCTTGTGCGCGGTACAGCAGCCAGTGCACAAACCCCTTGCGGACCTGCACGCCGTAGCCAGCGCCCGTCGGCATGATGGTCACGCGGAACTGCTCCGGGTCGCCGGCCAGCTGCGGGTCGTCAATGCTGAGGGACGTGCCGTTCTGGCCCGCGCTCAGGCTGTAGCCGTTGCCGGGTTGCATCGTTAGGTCAAAATTGGGTAAACTTCGGGCACCCAGCCCTCGTTCGAGTAGCGGATGGTGTAGCTGATTTTGTAGACGTTCAGCGCATAGTCCTCGAAGTTAACGCTGGCTAGGAGCAGCTTGGCTCCAGCGGGACCTTCAAACATGGTGCCCATGTAATTGGGAATAAGCACCGGGAGGTTGCTGTTCCATGTCTGATCGTTGGAAGAAAATCCCACGGCATCACGCATGGCTTGCACCACCGCTTCCCCTTCGGCGCTGTCTTCCCCGCCCTTTACGTAAATCACCCCAGAGAAGCCTGTCGTCGGGGAGAGGTAGGACTTGCGGCCGTAATAGTATTTAAACTCCGGGTCAAGAAAGCCGACAAATTGGCCACCCGTTTTCTGGGTGAAGTGCGCCCCGTTCTCGCCCTTGTAGAAGGTGCCGACGTCGCTGGTCTTCGCCTTGAAGGTGCTGGCCTCGTAGATCGGGGCCGTGGCCGTCCCGCTGCCGATGCCGGCGATGGGTCCAGTGCTATCCTCAATCTCAAAAAAGTTGCGGTGCGTCTCGATGGGCTCGCTGCTCGTGGCTACGGCGCCAGAGACGTTGGGGGTAGTCACGCTCGGTTCCCCTTCACCAGGCGTCACGCCTGTGTTGATGCCGACGTACTCGACGGACAAGGTGGCGATGCCGTTCTTGTCGTAAGTCGCCGACACGCGGTTTGACCACATGAAGGCATCAAAGGGGGCCACGGGGTGTGGCAGGCCGCGCTCAAACTCGGTGATTTCAACAGCGTACTCTTGGTCTAGTTTGAACAAGCATTTGCCGGTCCATAGGCCGTAGCCGTCCTGCTGGACTGTCCAACCTGGTTGCAGGACTGGGCTGGATAGGTCGTTTCCTTTGTCGATGCGGGCCATGTTAAGAGACGTTGGTGGTCTGGTAGTAGATGTTCTTGGAGGCGTTGCCGTTGCTCTGGTCCTTGGTGAAGTCCGAAGACGAGCCGGAAGCCGCCGCGATCACAGCCAGGTACTCGTTGGCCTGCTTCTGCAGCTCGACCTGCTGGTTGAGAATGTTCATCTGGGGCGAATTGCCCACGCCGAAGGTCGCGTTGTCGCCAGCAAATATGGCCGCTTTAGCCCCAGCCTTGGCCCCGTCTTCCTCGGTCTTCTTGGCCGCACGCTGCTCGGCCGTAGCGCCGAAGAACTTGTCGAAGGCCGCTTGCAGCTCTGGCGTTAATTTCGATTGGGCCAAACGCTCCGCAATTTGATCGACGCTTTGGGGCATGATACCTGCGCCCATCGCCATTGATCCGTAAGGTCCTTGCCGCATGGCTTGGTTGGTTGCAAGAACTTCGCTGACCTTGCCGAAGCCCTCCGGGGTCTCCTTAAAGAACTGGATGCGGGCCTGTAGTTTCATCTCTTCGGCAACCTTCTTATCAGCCTCGGCCTTCTGCTGGTCCTTGCGTCGTTGGGCCGCTTCAATCTCCTGCTGGCTGGCGTAGAGCTTAGCCTCGGCCGTGCTCGCAAAGTCCAACGCCTCCTTGACCTCGCGCTTGCGGGCCTCGATGGCGGCGCTGACAAAATTGATGGCGCTATGCAGCAGGACCATCGGGGCGAAGAAACTCATGAACACGTCTTTGCCGAAGTCGCTGAACTTCTTTTGCACCTGGGCCGTCTGGCGCTCGAAGTCGGACATGGCCTTCTTGGACTTGTCCACCTGCTGGGGGACGTCCGTCGTGCCCTTGATGCTGTAATTGACGTCCGTGCTCATCTCAACCTTGGGAACCCGTAAAGCCCGCCATGGCTTCCTCGTCCTCAGTAGTCAATAGGTTGACCTCACACCCCTTTAGCCCAGAGAAGGTCGTTGATAGCCAGATGGCCTGACACTCCGGCATCGTCCACGCACGATCCTCGGGCACGCCGTTGCTGATAAGGTTGGCCACTAGGCTCAGTACCCAGGGCATGCCGCTCGTCCGCTGCTCTAGTTTGCCAGTCTCCCAGAACTTGGGCCAGTGCTCGGCGTACATGCGCCCACAAAACTGGGCGATGGTCTTCTGCATAAACTCCGGCTCGCGGTCCATGCGGGCCAGCAGGGCCTTGTCCTTCATCGTAATCTCGCGGAGGGATTGCCCCGCGCAAGTCTTCAGGGCCGCCACCACCGCCGCCGGCGTGAACCCAGTACCCTCGACGAAAGGCGAGTCTATGGCGTGCAGCCTTACCCGGTCACGCAGGCAGAAAGGGGCAAGCCGATACCCCAGCACCTCGTCGGGCTCAGGGTCGGAGAAGGCTAGGATGAAGCGGCGGTCCATGCCGCTACGCTTTAAGCGTAGGACGCGATGCCGTCAACCTGGCGGAACTTGATAGAAACTCGGACGAAGTCCTTGTTGCTGCCCTTTTCCGAGACGGACTCAACCACTCCGGCGATGCTCTGGGAAGCCCCGACATCAGTCTTCATGGCGATCGTGATGGCCGCACCGACCTCCGGCATATCCGTGGTCTTGGCGATGCCTTCCACAGTGCCGGTCCGCTCCACGCCGTCGTAGCGCAGGGTGACAGTCACCCCCGTCTCGTCGGCCACCTTGTCGTTGAGCTCAAACGCCTTATCGACGCTGACGCTCTGGCAAATGAAGTTTGAGATGCCCGCTTGAACGGCAACGCCGAACAGGACAGTCACGCCTTTGAGTACAGCAGCCATAGGTGGTTCTTAACCTTGGGCGGGTGGTCAAGGCGCTAGGACGCACATCACCGAAAGGCGAAGGACAGTGGCCCATGCACCCGTCTGCTCGTCGAGCCCCTGGTCCTCTGAGATCACAGTCACATCGTACAGCAGGGCGTCGCCCTGGGTAGAGAAAGCCGTGGTCATGGCGGTCACGTCCGACAGGGTGGCCACCATCGCGGCGGCCCGCGCCCTGTGGGTCGTCAGGGTCACGTCGTTGGCGTTGTCGTGCAGGACGCAGCGGACCTGGCAGTCGTAGTTGCCCAAGCCGTCGGGCAGGCCAGCAGGGGTGTTGGCCGAGTCGCAGATCACGACCACCTTGGGCATGACCGAGTCGGCCGTGTTGTCGCCCGGGTAGATGTTCACGGCGCTAAAGGTCGCTTCGGCCTGAAGCATGGCGACGAGGTTGCCCTCGACGATGTGGCGGATGGAGGATGTGCCCATAAAATGGTTAACGCTTGGACGCCTTGTCGGCGTTCTTCTTCAACCTTTGTTCCAGGTCAAGGCGCAGCTGCTTATACCGCAGGCCGAGGACTGTGCTTTTCACGTCTGCATCGGTGCTGACTCGGTTCTTGTCTGCGATGCCGTTTCCGATGACCAGAGAAAAGACGTTGTCGGCCTCGACTAAGGTCATGTAGCCGGCCGTGCCTGGGTGGCGCTTGATGTAGGCCGGGATGCCGCCAGTGCCGAAGTTGGTCTTACCCTCGCGGCTTGAAGGACTGGGCAGCATCTGCAGGACCTTGAACCATCCTGCTTTCAGCTTGCCGACAGAGGAGGTGCGACTGGCCACGTACTCTGAAATCTCAGAGTCCTCCTGCACAATCTCCTTGTCGCGCCAGTTTCTAAGCGGAGAGACAGGACGGCCCCCACGTGTGAAACGGCCTCCCATGCGTTCGCGGTAAGCTTGATGCATGGGGTACAAGTCGCGTACGTATCCCATAGACCCGTACTCAGATTTGCGGGTGATGGACTTGGCAAAATAGTTCTTTGCCTTCCTGAAGGCTCGCTCGTCGTCGTAGTCGTTGGCGATGGCCTGCAGGATGCGGGTGCCTTGCATTAAAGCGGACCGGGCGGCGCCCTGCAGCAGGGAACGAAACTCAGAGGGTGAGCCGTACTTGGTCGAGTAGGCCAGCCGTTCCGTTAGGATCAGCAAAGGGGTGATGCCCTTGCGTGCAGAGGATGCGATAAAGATTTTACGAACGTCCAGATTGATGGACCTCTCGCCGGCCCTTTGCGCTTGGACCATCAACCCGTTTTTGTCCCGACCCATAGGAGGGGTCAGCATCATCGACTCCCGGCACATCAGCGCCGCGTTCTTGAGCCCTACGTCTTTAAGACTCTGCCGGCAGGCGAAGGCGTATTCGGCCATGGCCTGCTGAAACTCAGCCAGACTCTTGGGCTCAATCTTGAGCTCGACGCTCACTGGTTAAGCAGGATGACTTGAAGCGTCACCCAGGCGCTCGGGCGCTTGTGGCTCTGGCTTACGATCCGCAGGCTCTTCCCATCTACGGCAATGACTTTGCCAATCCCTAGGGAGGCAATGGGCTCTTGGCTGACGACGATGGCCGCCGATGCCCCATTAGACCCGTCTGGCAGGCTCCAGGAGGCCGTTGCAGCGGGGATACGGACAGAGTGCTGGGTCCGGTCCACAAAGCCCCCCTCTTGGAAGGACTGCGTCACCATAGGGTCGGAGATGAGGCACTGAAAGGTAATGGCCCCCGCGTTGGCGGACCCGGACACCCCGAACTCGTCCACCATCAGCTTGGCGTCGTCGAGGAAGGTGCCGTCAGCGTAAAGGCTCATGTTTGTCTTAACCTTGGGATGAGGTCAAAAAAAAGGGGCCCCCGTTAGGGAGCCCCAGTCTTTCACTAAGCCGGTTAGGCTTAGGCGCTCTTGATGCGCTTGAGGTTCGCGCGGCCCTTGGCGACACCGAAGCGGATGGCAGCGGTGAGGTAGAGGATGCCGCCCGTGTACTCGGACTCGACCATGACGGACAGGCCGCCAGAGGTGGCCGTGCCGGAGTTCGGCGAGATGGACCAGACCGAGCCGGTGCCGATGCAGATGGCGTCCTTGGCGGCCGCGAAGCCGACGAGGTTCTCGCCGTTGGCCGCGAGGCCGGCGAACTGCATGACCTGCAGGGTGCCGATCTGGCCGACGATGCCGGTGCGGACCACGCTGTTGTTGCCCTGGGTGTTGAACGCCGAGGTCAGCTTGGCGTCCTTGCGGAGCGCGCCGATATAGGAGGAGTTCAGCACGAGGCCGCGCTGCTCAGGGGCGAGCAGGTCGTCGAGGGCGGTGTCGAGGTCGACCACGTCGTTGTAGTCGAAGTCGACGGCAGCGATGACGATGTTGCTGGAGTAGTTCGCGTTGGTCACGAGAGCGTTGACGGCCGCGTTGGCCTTCTTGACGATCTTGGCGACCGCTTCTTCGCGGAAGGCGTTGATCACACCCTCGGCACCCCAGGCGGCGAGCTCGGAAGCGTCGAAGCTGCGGGTGGCGTGGTAGTGGATGAGATTTACGCTGGCCTTGGTGATATCGGCGTCTCCGGTCTGGTGGTAGCCGCCGGAAGCCTTGTCGAAGGTGATAGCGTCGTCGCCGGCCACGAAGGGCACGTCGATGGTGGTGCCGCGGTCCTCGGTGCTCTGCGCGAGGGTCGTGAACATGTCGAGGACGGGGAGCTTCGGGCGCAGGTCGGCGACGATGATGTCAGCGAGTGCGGCCGGGGCGATGTCGAAACCAGAATTAGCCATGGTAGTGTATTAGTATTTAGGGATGAATTAGGGGGAAAGTTTACTTGAGGCGGCCGAAGAGGATGGCGGCCTTGTGCTTCTGCAGGAAGGCCACGCGCTCGGAGCCGGGCTTCATCGCGGCGTACTGCTCGCGGAGCTGCTCGACGGTGACGGCCGGGGCCTGCGCCTGTTCGGCGGCCACGGGGGTCGTGCCAGTGGAGGCGACGATCTCGGCGGCCTGCTTGGCGGCGGAGACGTGAGTCAGTTCCAGGGCCGCGACCTTCTCAGCCAGGGCGGAGACTTCGGCGGTCAGTTCGCCGATGCGGGCATCCTTGGCGACGACGGCAGCCTGGGCGGCGGTCAGTTCGTCAGCGGCGCCAACAGTCAGCTTCTCGACAGTGGCACGGAGGTCGTCGCGCTCAGTCGTGAGGGCGAG